TAGCCAAGTTTTATTTGCCAGTATGTCTTTACGAAGCCAGCTGGTTAATGTAGCGTTTTACGAAGCGCGCTTAAATAACTATTAGGCGTGCTTTTTATGTTGCCAATTTATGATAACGAAGGAAGAATGGTTGATGTGTCCGATGAAGGAGCGTTTGTTGCGGACATTGAAAACAAAATAGATTTTGAGTTAGCTTTAAAAAGACTAACAGATCGCCAACAACAAATAGCGAGATTGTCTAATGAAGGATATACCCAAGAAGAGATAGCAAAGAAATTAAGAGTTCATAGAAAGACTATTGTAAGAGAAATGTCCCATATTAAGAAGAAAATTAGTATAATATAATAAAGGGATGATTATCTCTAAAAGAAACAACACCAATACTTCATTTCTATCCTATTGAATAGGTCTTTTGGTGTATTTAAAAGGTATTAGATTACCACCTTGACCATAAAAACGGCTTAGAATCCATTTAAATGAGCCATATTTCCGCCATTATACTTAATTATGCTTAAAATGTCTGAAAATATCAGAATAACCCAAGATAAACCAATGGCTACATTGAAGCAAAAAACCGCCATAAAGAAAACAATAAATAATATAAAGAATAAAACCCTTCAACCAATGGGCCAAGTTATGTTAGAAGCTGGCTATAAAGAAAGTGTATCAAAAAAGCCCCAGATATTAACTAACAGCAATGCATGGAAAGAAGCAATGGCAAGTATAGATTATGCTGAACAATTGCGCCAATTAGAAGAAATGGCTGATATAAGTAAGAATAAAGATAAAGATAACGCCCTAAGAAGCAAGAAGATGTTATTTGATTTAGGCGATAAGTTCCCAAGAAAGGAAAGCAAATTACTGGGCTTATTCGGGGATTTCTAAATAATAAATCGCCATAAAGTATTATAGGAAGTATAATAATAGAAGTATAGAATAACTAACCCTATATTAAATCGCCATAATAACTATTGTATAACTATAATGTATAACTAGTATAACCGTAGTAAATCGCCATAATTACCAATAATTACCACATAATCTCACTCACATATTCTATTATTAACAAACCAAATAGGTATAATCACCATTATACCAAGTAAATCCCTTATAAATCCCTTATAAAGACATTATTATAATAATAATTAGTAATAATCCATAAATATCCATTCAGAGTGTAGTGTTCTATACGCTCTAATTCGCCCCACAATGCCCTTTTAAGGCGTTTAATGGTGAAAGACGATATATTCTACCCCTTTAGCTTAAAACGGGGGGGAGGGTTTCCGAGTCAGGTTAGTGTGTAATGTTATATATTCCCCCCTCCCATTAAAATCCCATATTTGACAATGAAAGTTAAAAAAGAAGATTTTGCTTCTAAAATAGGTTTTAAACTTCATAAGTCGCAAATTGAAGTAGATAAGTGTAATGAGAGGGTAATGGTTATAAACGCTGGTAGGAGATGGGGAAAATCGGCTTTTTGTGGTTATAGGATAGCTAAGAAGTTTATAGAGCTGTTTAAAGAAGTTCAAGATGGAAAAAGGGATTCGGTTAAAATTTGGATAGTTTCGCCCACATACGAACTATCAAGAAAGGTTTTTTCGTATGTAGTTAAGTTTTTATTAAAAGCTGAACCAAATATTAGGAAATTTATATCAGATAAACCGATTCCGCAGATAAAGCTTAAAGAAGATATTTGGATTCAATGTAAGTCGGCAACTGAACCGCAATCTCTTTTGGGAGAAGAATTGGATATGCTGGTTGTTGATGAAGCAGCAACTATATCTAAAAGAATCTGGTTTGATTATTTAATTCCGACTACTGCTTCTAAAGAAAGGAAATGCGTTTCTTTGTTTATATCAACCCCCAGAGGGAAAAACTGGTTTTATGATTTATGGATTCAGGCCAAAGAAAATAACGCGGCATTTCATTTTACAAGCTTAGACGGAGTTTCTGTTGATCAAAGCGAATGGGACAGAATTAAACAGAGTTCTCCTAAAGACCTATTTCAACAAAACTTTGAAGCTACATTTTTAGAAGAAGCGGCGACTGTTTTTAGAGGAATTAGAGATATCGTTGACCCTAATTGCGTTAAAGACCCAGAAAGGGGGCATATATATATTATGGGTGTTGATTTAGCCCAAATAAACGATTTTACGGTTTTATGTATAGCTGATAAGGCAACCAACCGTATAGTTCATTATGATAGATTCCATAAATTATCTTATCCGCTTCAAGTAGAGCGAATTTATACTGCTGCGATTAAATACAATAATGCGAAAATAATCCTTGAATTGAATAATGTCGGGGCTTCTATTGCCAATACTCTCCAAGAAAAAGGGGCAAGGGTAGAGGGATTTAAGACTGTTGGCACGATTTCAAAGGATTTTGAGAAAAAAGGTTCAAAACAGATGGCGATTGAAAAACTATCTGTTGATATTGAACATAGAAATATAACTATTCCTGACTGGGATGTACTTTTAGACGAATTGGGCGTCTTTGGGTGCGAATTAACCAATTCGGGAAACATAAAATATGGAGCTCCAGAAGGATATCACGATGATACTGTGATGTCGCTCGCTTTAACTAACTGGGGACTATATTCAAAAGAAAAAGCCAATATGATTAGGGCTAAAAGGTCGGTTCCACCCAAGAGAAGAAGATATCAATACGATTAAACACAAGTTCTAACAAATTTTAAAATGGTTAATCAATCTAAAGTTTTAAGTAAAAGACATAGCGCAAAGCTTTCAAAGTTAAATGTGCCTCAAAGGAAAGCCGCTAAAGCAAAATACTCAAAAATTACCACTTCATTTAATAGAAATCAAAGCATGGTGAGTTAAATATGCCGTTTAAAAAGAAAGGTCGCTTTTATTATAGCCCTTCGGGCAAAAATTTACATCTAAACAGGTAAAACTTTATTACGCTACTAAGGGTTTTAAAAAAGCTCCCAAAAACAAGAAAAAATAATGCTCGCGACAATCCAAAAAGAAAAAAAAGAATTTGAAAATGACAACATTCAGATAGTGAATGGTTATTCGTTTAACCAGAAAAACACGGTAAACAAAATTTATCTTGCTTATAATTCCAAATTTTTAAACGGAGATATGGACGATGAGGGACAAAGAAAGTTTTATTTTAATATAAATCGCAATCCCTGCAAAGTCACCACCAAAGCTATTGATTTTGATACTAAACATATCAATTTAGAAACTGCTGGGGGCGGAAACCCTTTAAAGACTTGGTTTTTTGAAAGAGATTTAAAATACTGGATGAAGGACCAAAATTTTGGGGCTGTTTTAAATAGATTATTTTTTGAACTGCCCATATTTGGTTCTGTTGTCATAAAAATAGTTGACGGGAAACCAGAGTTTGTGGATATCCGTAATTTTATAGTTGAACAATCAGCCGACAGCTTGGATAAAGCCGAATACATAATAGAGAAACACCTTTATACGCCTAAAGAACTTGAAGATGTGGGAGAAAAATTAGGATGGAAAGGCGTAAATGAAGCGATTGAAGAATTCCGTAAAAGCGATTCGCACTATATAACGGTGTATGAACGCTACGGAGAGGAAGAAGATATTTCTCCTAACGGGAAAAAGACATACGAATATCGCAGAACCTATATTGCCGATGTGGGAGTTAATAAAATAGACGAACACTTGGGGCATATTTCAAACTACGCTGGAGTGATTTTAGGAACAGATAAGGTAGAAAAACACCCTTATTGGGAATTCCATTTAGAAAAGATACCAGGCAGATGGCTTGGAGTGGGAATCGTGGAAACACTATTTGACGCCCAAGTAAGAGTAAATGAAATTTCTAATTTACAGGCAAAGTCTTCTTTTTGGTCAGCTTTAAGACTTTGGCAGACAAGAGACCCCGGAATTAACAGGAATTTGTTTGTTGATACCGCTAATGGTGAGATTCTAAACAGCGAACAAGAGATAACGCAGATTGATATGGCTGATAGGAATTTAAGCGGATATGAAACAGAAACGTCCAAATGGATGCAGAATAGGGACGAATTGACTTTTAGTTATGATGTTGTTAGAGGAGAAAGGTTGCCAGCGGGAACTCCGCTTGGTTCAGCCAGATTAGCAGCCGCCCAATCGGGTTCGCATTTTGACCAATTAAGAGAAAATATCGCGCTAAAAGTAAAAGAAATGATTTATGCGGTAATGATAAAAGAATTCAAAAAGAATAACAATAGTAAACATACTTTAAGGATAGCTGGGGAAGATTTGGATAAAGTTAGAAACTTAATGATAAACCAAAAATCAAGAAACGCTTTAATTGACTATATAACAAGAAAAAAGAAATTTCCTTCAAAAACACATTATATGGCAATAAAAGCAGGTATAGAGGAAAAGGTAAAACAATCAAAGGAATTATTATTAAAAATCCCTAAAGATTTTTATAGTGATATTAAATACACAATCAATATCATAATTTCTGGGGAATCAAAAGATACTTCAATTTGGGGACAGACTATGTTTGCCGCACTTCAAGCGATAACAGCCGACCCAACTCTTTTAACAGACCCAGTTAAAAAGAAATTCTTTGCCAAATACCTTGAATCTGGAGGAGCGTCAATTATAGACTTTGAACCTGAAGTTCAACCCTTACAAGGAATAGAACAATTAACGCCAGCTAAGGGAATGGGAGGCGGTATTTCAAGACCAGCCGTAATGCCCAACTCTCCGACAGCTGAAATGTCTTTATAATGGAACAATCATTAAGACAAAAACAATTAAAAATTCTATCTAAATCAAGCCAAGGACAAGCTTTAAAAGATTGGCTTGAAATTGAGATAGCTAAATTAGAAAATGTTAGTTTAATTCCAGAAGAAAACTTTGAAGCCAACGCCAGAGCAAATAAAGCTGCGGCAAAACTATTAAGGAAGTTATTTAGGTTTTTAGAAGTAGCTGGAATCAAAACAACAGAAAGAGAGAAAAATCAGTATATTTAAAGGTCGTATTATATAATTTTAAAAATATAGAATAAAAATGCAAGACCAAACCTCAGAAGAAACCCAAGAAGAAACTCCGACTGAACCCGAAACGGAAACTCAAGAAGAGTCTTTAGAGGAAACTTCGGAAGAGACGGCTGGAAAGGAAAACCATAAAACCCCTGAGTCCATTGACTATGAAAAAAAGTTTAAGGAATCACAGAAAGAGGCGCTTAGACTTAAAAAAGAATATGATGAACTTAGGAAGAAAAAGGATTCAAACCCAACGAGCCATACCGATCAACCTTTTGACATAGACTCTATTTTGGAGGTTCAACAAGCCACGAAAGACCTATCGCCAGAAGCTATTGAGGAGTTAAGACTAAGAGCAAAAATAAATAATAAATCTTTGCTTGAAGCTCGTAAGGACGAAAACTTTATTCTCTGGAACAACGCCTTTAAAGAAAAGGTCGCAAGAGAAAAAACGATATCCCCTTCAACAAAGCAGTCTGTTACTCCGAAAAGAAAGAGTCTCGCTGAGATGACTCTGGAAGAAAAAGAAGCCGCTCTTATAGAAATGGGCAGTAGTGCTTCGTTCGCGAAAGCGGCAAAATGGAAGAAATAGATTATATGGAATAGGGGATAAAAACGAATGCCGAGAACACAAAATGTTACTGGACAAGATGTATCAGGATCCTTTCCTGAGTTCTGGTCAGCCAGTTTACAAGTTCCTTTATATAAATCTTTAGTTGCGTTAGAAGTCGCTTCCACCGATTTACAGAAAGAGCTTCAAATTGGTGATACCCTTCACAAAAACTATTTTGGCGATTTAGCTTCTGAAGCTTATTCTCCCGGCACGCCTGTTAGTGCTAAGGTAATGGATTTCACCGATGATTATATCACGGTTGATACTAAAAGAGATGTTGCAATTTATGTTGACAATATTGATCAATTACAATCCAACTTACCAAGCATTGGCGGAGCGATGGCTGAAGAGATGGCTTACAGATTAAAAGACGATATTGACCAAGCAGTTTTCGCTGTTGGAAACTTAGACAGAGGAACTCTAATGAGAGGAGAACATATAGCGGGAGGAGCTTCTGGACACTCAATTACCGCCACCACTGCGAATATCATTGATATTTTCAGCAAGGCAAGGCAGAAATTGAGAGAAAACCACGTCACAGAAGGCGACTGGATCGCTGTTATATGTGCCGATACAATGGAATTGATTGAAAGTAAAGCAACTGGAGTTGGATACAATGTAGCCGATTCTACGTTGAGAAACGGGTATGCTGGTGAATTTATGGGCTTTAAGTTATATCTTTCAGAAAACTTACCTACCTCTACGGTTGCAAGTGCAGGAGCTGAAGATGCAGTTTATTGTCGCCACCACTACTTTGGAAAGAGAGGAATGATTGACTTAGTTATGCAGCAATCACCAAGTATGGTGATTAAAGATGTCTCAGATAAACTTGGTAAAAACTTTATTGCCTACACTTTGTATGGCACCAAAGTATTCCATAAAAACCAAGACAGATTCTTAGACGTTAGAATGCATAAGGTTTAAACTATTTACTTGTGATAGTCTGCGTGATTGGTTTAGTGGTATTCTGCAAAAACCAATCGCCAGAATGCCATCCAGACTATTACTTCCCAAAAAAAATAATGAATAAAATTAAAAAAAAAGCAATCAAAAATTTGCTTCATACGAAAGAAGAAGATGTAGCTATCTTTGAAACGCTGGAACTATATTTAACAGATAGGATAGTAACCCATAAAGAAGGACACAGAAGCCAAGATTTAGCAGGGATACAGAAAAAAATAGAAGAAACATCTCAATTTATAAAGTTCCTTAAAAAACTGATATGAAACTCATACATGTGCATGATTCATTTTACTATTGGAGGAATGGATGCTGGTTATACAGAAACCATTTTCCTTCAAAAGCGTTAAAAGCCAGAGGGCATAAAGTCAAACTCGTTATTTTGGGAACGGAACTTCCCGAACAAAGCGTGTTAGATTTTCCAGATACAGTTGTGTTTAGCAGAACCTATGGCATTGACCCAATTCCATTGATGAGAAAATGGAAACAAATGGGGAAAAAGGTTGTTTATGAAATAGACGATGATTTATGGAATGTTAATCCCGACAATCCTTCCGCGAATGTTTCTACCGATATGAAAGAACAATACGAAACAATGATAAAGGAAGCTGATTTAGTTACAACAACTACCCCATATTTAGCAAAATTGATTAAAAAGAAAAATAAAAATGTAGCAATTTGTCCTAATGCCGTTGATTTTGATTTATTTGAAGAAAGGCTTCATAGGGGAGATGAATTAAGAATAGCATACACTGGAGCGGCTTCGCACTGGGACGATCTTAGCATAATTAGCGAAGCTATTATACAACTTCAAAAAAAGTATAAATTCCTATTTATAGTTATAGGGATGACTGGCTCGCCACTACCTTCTGATTTATGGGAATACAAACAAATGATGCGAATGGGATTACAGCCAGAACGAAAAAAGTATTTTGAAAAAGCGTTAAAATGGGCTGATAGTATGAAAGGTATAAATTGGCAACACGAACCATTTTGGTCGCCTATGCTATATCCAGAAAGATTAAAACAAGTTGATTTTGATATAGGTGTAGCCCCTTTACACGACAATAAATTTAATCATTCTAAAAGCTGTATTAAATTTTACGAATATGCCTCTGTGGGAGCGGTTACATTAGCGTCTGATGTTTTGCCATACAATAAGGAAGTTGGTTATTGTGCCAAAAACACAACAAAAGATTGGTATAAAAAGTTAGAAAAACTAATCGTGGATAAACAATTTAGGTCAAAACTTTTATTTAAGCAATCTGATTGGGTTCAAGACCATAGAGATATAAAAGATATAGCTATTCTATGGGAAAAAGCCCTGCGACCATAAAATGAAAATATTTTTAAGAAACCATAATCAAGTTGGAACTGGGTTAGAAGAATACTTTGATATAGTTGGTTTTGACGAAGCAGAAAAAATTGTTCTTTGGCAAGATGTTATGGGAGAAGAAAGGGGATTAGCTAAACTTGCCCACGCTTTAAAGAAACCAGTTATCCAAATACAACACGGGAGAAGAGGATATACGCAATATCGCTATCCTTTTAACAAAGAAATGCTTTCGGATAAATTTTGTATTTGGGGAAAGACTGATAAAGATAATTTAATTGAAGCTGGTATCCCTGAAGACAAACTTGTAATTACAGGAACAACTGTATTTCGCCACCTAAAACCAAAGATAAAACACAAAGGGAAAAATATTGTTTTTTCTCCAGACCATTGGGATTATGATATTCAGGAAAACGATAAAGTGGTAGATGTTCTTCGCAAACTAAAAGGCGTGAATATTACCACAAAAGTAATGGAGATGCACGATATTAGAAAATATGATAATCCAGTTTTTTCTAATCGCAATAGACCAAACCATTTAGAAGTTTGTGCCGAAGTATTAAGAAAAGCAGACCTTGTTGTTGCTATTAGTGAGGGGACATTTGAGTTAATGGCTCAAATACTAAATATCCCAGTAGTAATTGCCAACCTTTTTACGCCAAGACTGTGTAATGGAGATCACAGATACTTAAAATTTAAATTGTCGTTTTCAGAAGCGGTTAAAAAAGAACCAGAAATTAAGAATTTGGCAAAAGTTATAAGGCAACAATTAAAAAACCCAGATGAATTAAGGGAGCAAAGAAGGTCGGCTGCTCTAAATGACGGAGGTATAGAAATAAAAGACCCTCTTCAAAGAATAGTAGAAGTAATTAAAACGACAACAATATGAAAAAAGAAAAAGAAAAAAAAGAAAAAGAAATTATAGTTAATATAGCATTTTCAGGAGAAACACCTTTTGCTTTAACAAACAAAGGTAAAATATATAAATATTTAAATGGAGCATGGGTTCCATTTAACGATGGAATATAATGACGGAAAAAGAATTCGCATTAAAGGATTTAAGAGCAATTAAACAAGTCCTTGATGAGTTGGGAATTAATTTTTCATTAGCTTACGGGACTTGTTTAGGAGCTTATAGAGACAAAGATTTTTTGCCAGATGATGACGATATTGATTTAGCTATTACAGAAAAACTGCCATTAGAAACACGCCAAACCATAGCGGAAAAGCTAATGGATATTGGATTTAAAGCCCAAAAAATGTATTGGGTGGTTGATGGTAGAAAAGTTGATGGCGTTGCTGATTATGTGGGTAATGAAAAAACAGGCATAATTGTAGTTGAAAGATATTTTAAAGTTACACTATTTTTCTTTTACGATGACGGAAAAGAAATGATTTGTATTCCGCACGATATGCCACTTATTAGCAGTTTAAGTAAATTTTACAAGAAACTAAAAAAGATAAAGTTTAAAGGAGATTGGTATTTAGTTCCAACTCCAACAGACGAATATCTAAAATGGACATACGGGGATTGGAAAGATAAAACATTAAGAAATCACGGTAAATTATATTATGAAATCAATCATTGAGGTTCACAATGGTCTTTCAGCATTGATAGCGGATAAATCCAAATATGACGGATTATGGATTAGCTCGCTAACACACTCCGCTTCAAAGGGGTTACCCGACACAGAACTTATACCATTAAGCGAAAGGGTTGATTTGGTTAGGGAAATCCGCAGGGTTTCAAATAAACCGATTTATGTTGATGTGGATACTGGCGGAGGACATATTGGATACCACGCCAAATGGTTAGCTGACGCTGGAGCTTACGCTTTAATTATAGAGGATAAAGCTTTTCCAAAGCAAAATAGCCTTTTAAAAGACAAAAAACATAACCTTGAGGATATAGATAAATTCTGCGACAAAATTAAAGAAGCCCGTAAATCAGGAATAATGATAATTGCCAGAATAGAGAGTTTAATAGCTAAACATTCTATATATGAAGCCCTTATAAGAGCTGAAGCATATATTCAAGCTGGAGCTAACGGAATAATGATACATTCCAAGCAACAAGTAGATTGTTCAGAAGTAATGGAATTCGCCAAGAAATTTAGGGAGTCGTGGACATTGCCACTTATAGCTGTGCCCACAACATATCAATTACCTCTAGAACACCCATTTGATATTGTGATTCACGCTAATCATTTACTAAGAGCTTCAATTAAAGGTATGCAGGATTACTTAAAGGGAGGCGAAGTTGTCCCCATTGAAGATATTTTTAACCTAATTGGGAATGATAGGAGTACCAACAACAGAACTTAAACCATTTTTAAAAGACAAAGAATATATTGTGGCGACAGACGAAGGATCGGCTGTTGGTTATGCCGTTGGTTATTATTTGGCAACAGGAAAACCAGAAACAGTATTTATGGGAGCTGATGGATTTATGAACGCCTTAAACGCTTTAACAAGTTTAGTTATTCCATACGATATACCAATAAACTGGGTTATATCTGTTGGCAGGACAGAGGAATGGCACACAGAAGCAAGTAATATAGCGATTAAATATGCTCAAGGAAAAAGCAATTTTAAACTTATTAGATGAATATAGGGATTGGTATATAATCTCTGATGTTGGCAAAACATCAAGAGAGATATGGGAACACAGAAAAAAGGGTGTATTTGTATTACAAGGAGCAATGGGACACTCGTTGTCTATATCGCTCGGATTAGCCCTTAATTGCCCTTCTAAGCGGTTTTTATGCGTTATAGGTGATTCTGCCCTACTAATGAAATTAGGGACATTAGCAACGATATTTGACAAAAAACCAAAAAATCTACATATCGTAGTTTTAAATAATAATTGTAATGATAGCACGGGTGGACAACCAACAAGTTTTGAAGCGATTCGCCCATTTTTAAAGATAAAAATAATTGATGTAGAAAAAGGAAGCAGAAACGATTTAACAAGACCGACATTAACCTGCAAGCAAATAGCCAATGAATTCAGAAAAAGTCTTTAATTTAATATATAAAGATGTTCCCCCGAATCCGACAATAGAATTTGCCGAATCAATGGTAAAAAAAGCTGAAGGGGCAACAAAAGTTATTTCAACAGGAGGAGGTTCTACGATAGATGTTGGTAAGTATGTATCTTTTAAATTAAATATACCGCACAGAGCTATACCGACAACAGCCGGAACTGGAAGTGAGGTAACAAAATTTGCCGTGTTTATAGTTAATGGCAAGAAATGGTCAATGGAAGACGATAGATTGATTCCGCAAGAATATGAACTAAACCCAGAATTGATAACAAGTCTACCAGCTGAACAAACAGCGTCAACAGGATTAGACGCTTTAGCCCACGCAATAGAAAGCTGGTGGTCTCCAAATGCAACAGAAGTAAGCCGTATCTACGCAAGAAGAGCAATAAACTTAATCCTAAATAGTTTATATGATTCTTATAGAAACCCGAGCAATGAAATGTTGAGAATGAATATGCTTGAAGCGGCAAATAAAGCTGGCAGAGCAATAAATATTACCAAAACAAGCATTTGCCACGCCATATCATATCCACTAACTACCAAATACAATATACCGCACGGAATAGCTTGTTCTATGACACTTCCAATCTTTATGAAGTATTTTGGTATGCATAACCAGACAATTAGAAGAGTGGAAAGGTTAATATATTCATTGGGAGTTAAGAAGATTAAGGTTGATAATATTATAGAAGAAGCCCTTTTGTCGGATAGGTCACAAAATACTCCCACACCAATAACAAAAGAAATTTTAACAAAACTATTATGATATATCTACCAATGACGGCTGACATAATTACCGTAGGACATATAAGGGTATTAAGATATTTAGCCGCCATAAACCTTGTAACTGTTGGATTATTAAGCCCTAAAGCATTAAAGGGGTATAAAAAAGTAATTGTTCCGTATGAAGAAAGAAAAGAGATATTAGAATCAATTATATGGGTAAATAGGGTTGTTAAGCAAACAAGCCTTAATCCATACAAAAACCTGATTAGATACAATTCGTCTTTTATAGCTTCAGGAGATGGTTGGGAGAAAGAAGAATTAGAAGCAGGCAAGAAAGCGGGTTGTAAATTTATAAATGTTAATTTACACGGTGAAAAAGACAATCAAAAACTTTATTCATCGTCAAAAATAAAATGGAAATTAAAGCAATTATTGGAGCAAGAGGCGGCTCAAAAGGAATAAAAAATAAAAATATAGTTGATTTAGGCGGATTTCCATTGATAGCGTATTCAATCGTAGCGTCCATAAGGTCTGGGTTAGATACCTATGTAAGTACAGATAACAAAGAAATAGCCGATATAGCCGAAGAATATGGAGCAAAAATAATTGTAAGACCAGAAGAGTATGCCACAGACGCTTCGCCTGATATTGATTTTATTAAACACGCTTTAAAGAAAATAAAGGCAGATTATTTGGTCCATCTGCGACCAACAACGCCATTTAGAGACCCTAACACTATAAACAGGGCTATTGAGGAAATGATTGATAGTAATGCCGACTCAATGCGTTCAGCCCATAGAGTGGTTGAAACGCCATATAAATATTTTAAGATTAAAAAAGGATACTTTAAACCATTATTGGGAAGTTTAGAAAATAGCAATTTACCCAGACAATTATACGAACCAGCATATCACCCTAACGGATATGTGGATATTTTAGATACAAGCAGAATAAATAAAACAATTCACGGAAACAAAATACTTCCGTTTATAACAGACGAAGTGATTGAAATAGATAGGGAAATAGATTTAGACTATGCCAAATCAATAGTCTTTAAAACTAAAATATATGGACTTATTAAGCAAAGATATTGAGAAATACGAGGTTAGCGGATTCTCTTCGCACGAATTGCCTGTAATTTGGGATAAAGCCGTTAATTCTACCATTACAGATATACACGGAAATAAATACATAGATTTTACTTCTGGGATATTTGTAGCCAATGTTGGACACGGAGCGGAAAAAGTAAAAACAGCTATCAAGAAACAATCAAACAAGCTTATTCACTCGTATATATTTCCCAACAAGCCAAGGGTAAAGCTTGAAAAAGAATTGTGCGACATTACTGGTATGGATAAGGTGTTATTACTAAACACTGGTTCTGAAGCGAATGACGCCGCCATACAGATGATAAACAGGTTTAAAAAGGGAAAGATATTAACGCTTGAAGGGGCGTATTACGGAAGCACGATAGGGTGTAGGTCGCTTAACAACACAATAAACGAAGAAACAGACCCACCCTCTACAGCAAGAAATATCGCCGCTATATTTTTACAGATATTTAGAGGAAAAGATGTTAAAATCGTTTCGTATCCTTGGATTAAAACTTGGTATGATTTCGCAAAAAGTAGAAACATATTATTTGGAATAGATGAGATGCAATCGGGGATAGGAAGAACTGGCAAATGGTTTGGATATCAACACTACGACATAAAGCCAGATTTTATTACAATCGGAAAAGCATTAGGGGGTGGATTACCAATTAGCGCCGTAATAGGACGCAAAGATTTATTAGAACTAAGCTCTGATTTATGGTCAACCCACACAGGCAATCCAGTTTGTTGCGCCTCCGCTTTAGCAACAATTAAAACCATAAAAGAAAAGAAATTATTAGCCAAAACAAGCGAAAGGGATATATGGGTTGGCAGATTATTGATGTTAAGTTTTCCCGGTTATTATGTAAGCGGGGAAGGTCTTATGTGGGCGATAGATTTAAAAGACGCCAATAAGGTTAAAGATACAATTAAAAAGTGTTCAAAAAAAGGATTATTATTAGTAAGCACACACGGAGAATCAATTAAAATAGCTCCGCCATTAACCATATCCGACAAATCCATTGTGGAGGGAATTAGGATATTAAGACGATGCTTAGTTTAAGACACGTTGGCATAGTTGTTAAAGATATCAATAAAGAAATAAACTTCTACAAAAGAATGGGATTAAAGGTTTTAAAAAGGGATTTAGAAAGAGGTGAATTTATAAGTGCGATACTGGGTAATAATGTAGAGGTTAAAACCTGTAAGTTGACAGAAAAATTAGAATTACTTGAATATGTTAAAGGACACGGGGGGAACCATATAGCATTTACAATAACAAGCGAAAACGATTTCAATGATTTTGATTTAATTTCAGAACCGCGTATATCTCCAGACGGCAAACTTAAAGTAGCGTTTGGATATGACCCCGAAAACAATCTAACCGAACTTGTTTATGAGCTACCTAAGCGTTATTTACAAAAACAAAGAAAAAACGAAATACCCCTTTCAACTATGTCAATATATAAAGCAGAGGTTGGAGCTGGAAACTGGTGCTAAATTATTGGACGCTGGTTGCGGATTAGGGGATTTCACGCAAGCGTTTAAAGAGGTCGGCATAGACGCGATTGGATTAGATATAGTTGGTTTTGACGAAGCAGAAAAAATTGTTCTTTGGCAAAGGGAAGTGGATTTTGAAACAGAGAGATTCCCATTTAAAGAACAATTTGATGTTGTTTTCTCTAAATCGGTTATAGAACATCTCTGGAAACCAGATAATTTTATAAAAGAAATAAAAAGAGTTTTAAAGCCAAATGGCAAAGTAGTTATAATGACGCCAGATTGGCAAAGTCAAATGCGTATCTTTTACAACGATTATACGCACGTTCACCCATACGATAAAGATAGTTTAAGGGATTTATTAGAAATATATAATTTTAAAGAAATAGAAACAGAGAAATTTTACCAATTACCAATTTTATGGAAATACCCGCTTTTAAAAATAATATCAAGAATACTGCGGATATTCCCAGTCAAAGGTATAAATAATAACAAATTTATCCGTTGGTCAAGAGAGCTTATGGTTCTCGCCATCGCAAAAAAATGAATACATACATCATAGGGGAAATTGGAATTAACCATAATGGAGATATAGATATAGCTAAAAAACTAATAGATATGGCGGTATTCGCTGGCTGTGATGCTGTTAAATTCCAAAAAAGAACAATAGAAGATGTTTATACCCCTGAAGAGTTAGACAAACCAAGAGAGAGTGTATTTGGAAAAACAAACGGCGACCTGAAAAGAGGTCTTGAATTTAACTTAAAAGAATACAAAGAAATAGACAAGTATTGTAAAGACAAAGGAATAGAATGGTTCGCTTCACCGTGGGACATAAAAAGCGTTGAATTCTTAGAGAAGTTTAATCTGCCTTATTATAAAGTGGCTTCGGCAATGCTAACCAATGACGCGTTGCTTGAACGGCTTAAAGGCAAGAGAGTTATTTTATCTACAGGAATGTCAACCGTAAGCGAAATAGATCACGCCGTAGATATACTGGGCGACCCAATTATTATGCACTGCACCTCAACATACCCAACTAAGTTAGACGAATTAAACCTGTATGTTATTCCTTGGTTAAAAGAAAGATATGATTTGCCAGTTGGCTATTCAGGACACGAGACAGGTATAGTGGAATCAGTTATAGCAGTTGTTTTAGGGGCAAAGTATATTGAAAGACACATAACATTAGATAGGTCTATGTGGGGTAGCGATCAATCAGCCAGTCTTGAACCAAATGGATTAAATAAAATGGTCCGGGATATTAGAAATTTGCCAGATGTGTTGGGAAGTGGAATTAAAAAGGTTTACGATAGCGAGATACCAATAAAAGAAAAATTAAGAAGATGAATAGTATTACTAATGCAGCCAATCTAATTATAGATTGTTATCGCAATAATGGAAAAATTATTCTATTCGGAAATGGAGGGTCTATGGCAGACGCCCAACATATTGCCGCTGAATTTTTAGGTAGATACAAAATAGAAAGAAAACCATTGCCAGCAATAGCATTGACAAACTTATCGGCTATTACAGCTATCGGAAACGATTATGGGTTTGATAAGATATTTGAAAGGCAAGTTGACGCCTTTGCCCAAAAAGGAGATGTGGTTATCGGTTTTACAACCAGCGGAATGTCGCAAAATGTTATTAACGGATTTTTAAAAGCCAAAGAGAAAAAAGCCAAAACAATCTGTTTAACAGGAAGAGCTAAATTAGATGTTGATGTTTTAATAAATGTTGACTCTGACGATACTCCGACAGTCCAAGAAAACCATATAGCAATAGGACATAAGATTTGCGAAATAGTAGAAAAACATTATGGGGAACTTTAATGGTTTAACAAATGTTAATGTTGAACTTTCAAGTAGGTGTAACGCTAATTGTTGGATGTGCGGAAGACGCAAAATAGAAAGAGATTATCCCGACTTGGCAAATTGGGGCGATATGGATTTTACTTTAATAGAAAAGATAGCAAAACAATTACCCGAAGACATAATAGTTCAATTTCATAATAACGGAGAAGGAATACTTCACCCAAGATTTGGTGAGGCAGTTAGATTATTTGAAAAACAGATTAAATCTATTGATACAAACGGCAAGCTTATTATAGAAAAAGCAGATGAAATAATAGATAATTTAGACACATTAACTATTTCAATTTTTGAGAACAACCCAGAGGCAGAAGAACAATACGGAATAATTAGAAATTTCCTGAAAATTAAAGGAGATAAAAAACCTTTAATGATATATAGGTGTTTGGGAGATGTTGATTTAAAACGCTATCAAGCATTAGGCGGTATAGTCGTGACGAGAATTCTACATAACCCACTTGGCAGTTTCGGCTACACAAAACCGCCCACAATACCAGAAACAGGAATATGCGAAGACGCATTGAGCCACATGGCAATAGATAGATTTGGCAAGGTTTCAATGTGTGTTAGATTTGACCCTCTTGGATTGGGAGTTTTAGGTGACGCCAACACAACATTATTAGAACATATCTGGAATGGCTCTAAAAGGCGAGAATGGCTTAATCTTCATAAACAAGGAAGAAGAAAGGAAATTCCTTTATGCCAAAATTGCGATTTTTGGGGGATTCCAACAGGCAAATGAAGTTATTACTTACGGGCGGTATGGGATTTATAGGTTCTCATATCGTTGAAAACATATTAAAAAATACCGACTGGGAAATTATTATATTAGAGAGATTAGATATATCGGGCAACCCTAATCGGCTTACCGATATAGATATTTGGGAACAAGAAAAACATAGAGTTAAATTTATTTGGTGGGATTTAAAATCTGAACTAAATGATTCAATTATAAAAGAAATTGAGGATGTAAGATATATTTGGCACCTTGCCGCCTCAAGCCATGTGGATAGAAGCATAGAAGACCCAATGAGCTTTGTAATGGATAATGTTGTGGGAACTTGTAATTTATTAAATTTCGCCAGAAAAATACAGCACAACATAGAACAAATTATATATTTTGGAACGGATGAGGTGTTTGGACCAGCGCCAAAAGGAACAGATTACAAAGAATGGGATAGATATAGAAGCTCTAATCCATACGCTGCCACAAAAGCAGGAGCAGAAGAATTGTGCATAGCTTTTGAAAATACATATAAACTGCCAATTGTTATAACGCATAGTATGAACATAATTGGAGAACGCCAACACCCAGAGAAGTTCATACCAATGACAATTAAAAATATATTAAAAGGAGATAAAGTTATTATCCATAGCGACAAAACCAAAACAAAGTCGGGATCAAGAAAATGGATACACGCAAGAAATGTGTGTGAAGCCCTCTTGTTCTTAACAGAAAATGGCAAGTCGGGGGATAAGTACAACATAGTCGGCGAAGAAATGAGTAACCTTGAAATAGCCGAATTTATCTCAGAAACTTTGGACAAGCCCCTGAACTACGAAATGGTTGACTTTCATAGTAGTAGACCAGGACACGATCTTCGTTATTCTCTTGATGGAAGCAAGTTGAGGGAGATGGGGTTTGAGTATCCAAAGAATTTAAAGGATTCGCTTAAAAAAACAATCTTGTGGTATTCAAACAGACAAGATTGGCTCTAAAAACATAATCACAAGTCAAGAACGTGGAATTATCAGGAACAAACGAAAGAGGGCTTTTGCCAGATATTGATTTTCTGTGCGGAACAGACTCAAATTCATACCCAACCAACGACAAAATAAGAAACCTAAATCAAGCATATCACGATATTACTCGCCTGATTTGGGATTGTGATGGAAACTGGGAGTATGACGACAGTAATAAATCTGATCTGCCAATAGCCACAGCTCCATTAGTAAATGGACAACAAGACTATGAAATACCAACTACAGCCCAAAGAATAGAAAGAGTTGAGATTTTGGATATAAATAATAATTACCAATTATTAAAACCAATAGACAAGCACGATATCAATATGGCATTAGATGAATTTAGGGAAACAGATGGAATGCCGCAATACTACGATATGATTGGAAGTTCAATCTTTCTTTATCCAGCACCATCGCTATCTAATGTTTTAACAGCTGAAGGATTAAAACTACATTTTAATAGAGATGTAACCGAATTTTCAGCCGCACCTGTAAGCTCTTTAGCATTGACAAGTCCTGGATTTGCTACTCAATTTCATAGAATACTATCGTATAGCGTTGCTTTAGATTTTGAGGAAGATGCGGGCAAGAGGTCTCTTTATCTAAAAAGAAAAGACGAGTTAGAAAAAGGGCTTAAATCTTTTTATGGCAAACGCCACAATTTATATAAAACCCGTATAAAGCCGAGAGCATATAGATACAGAAGGCAATACGAATAACACAAAGATAACCAATGACACCAACCCAATTTAAACAATTAAAAAAACAATTAGATAGGTTTTTGGAAAAATTAGAGAATGACGCGTTGTCAAACGGAGCTGATATAGCATCGCCAGAATACCAAAAAGCATTAGAAAGAGAAAAACGCAAATTCATAAATGCTAAAGGGTTTAGTTTAGAAAAATATGAAGAAATAGATAATAACCCAGAAGAAGAAAAAGCAACTTTAGATAATATGATGCTTATTGAGCTTGCGAAAGTAAAGGGGTTAAAAGGCGAAAAAGGCGATAAGGGCGAAAAAGGAGAGAAGGGTGAGAGAGGTGAGAGAGGTGAAAAGGGAGAGAAGGGAGATAAGGGCGAAAAAGGCAAAGATGGTAAAGACGGGAGACCAGGTAGAGATGGAAAAGACGGCAAGATTCTATTTAGAGGAAAACAAGGAGAACCAGGAAAGCCAGGTAAAGATGGGAAAGATGGAAAACCAGGCAGAGGATTTGTGCCAGGCGACCCATTATTCAAACAAGAGGTTTTAAATATAACCACCAAAGAACAAGAAAAAATTATAGAGCCAGTGAGGAGACTTGGAATGGGTTTACAGAACCAGATAGATGCTTTAAATTCTAAAGCAACCACAACTGACGATTTAGACGAGGGAACTACTAATTTATATTTTACAGACGCCAGAGCTGAGACAGCAATTTCTAATGAGGACGCTTATGTAAAGAATACAGGC